GTTAAGGACGTTACTTGCCTTATCAAAGGAATCAATCCAAATTAGCTCGTCATCAATTTCAATAACACCTTTTGCTAGGTTAGATGCAGAACCAACCGTGATTTGTGTATCGGTTGTATTGATACCGTTTGGATTTGCTACGTATGTGATGCGATCTTGGCGCAAGGTATAGCCTTGTAGACTTCCTCGTACATCATCAATCATCTCATTTAGTGTTGGCATTATTTCCTCTCATACCAGCCATCTCCCCATAGAGTTAGCAGTCGTGCAAAGTATTGTTCATATTGTGGTGCTATAGCATCCAAGGAATACAAGGACACTGCTCGCTTATGTATTGCTACTGGGTCTAAACTCTTAACCCACTCGGTAGCTACTGCAAACTCCATTGCATTTCTGCAACGGTATCCAGTAACACCTTGTGGGTTAGTCTCTGTGAATGCTCCCCAGTCTGTGGTAATCGTTGGAGTCCCACAAGTCTGTGCTTCGATAACAACATTACCGAAAGGTTCTATGTATAGCGTTGGTGCAAATAAGGCGATAGCACCGCCCATTAACTTTGCTCGCTCTTCTGGGCCCACTGGTCCTACCCATTCGCCATATTCAATCTTTGGGTCTTTACCAGGTCCTGCCATAATTAGCTTCAAGCCCATCTCTTTACAAACGTGTTGGGCTATAATTAAACCTTTACGATCTACCATACGTCCTACGTATAGGTAGTAATCTTCTTTCTTTTCTTGCAATGGAAACATCTCAGGTTCTAAGTATCCTGGGATTACCGCATCATAGAAGTTTCCATCTACTGTTGTAGGGTTCTTGAACATTGCATAGATGCTGTGCATCCAAGCGTATGACTCAAAGACCTTGAACTTACTAAATACTCCACCGTAACCCACACCAAACTCTACGCTGATGTGGTTGGGATAAGCCTTGGCAATTGGTTCTTGTGATGCTCCACCAATAAGGCAGATAAAATCTTTTTTCTCTAGGCGCTTGCCTAACTCTTCAATAGCCTTGCCATTAAAGATCTGCCAGTGTGGTAGTTCATTATTAAACTCAGCCTCTGTAAAGTGTTTACCAGTCAGAGCTTCTTGCTGTTGCTCTTTAGTAATACAGGTAATTAACTCATCTACTGGGGCTTCGTTGTCTTCACTAGCATAGAGATAGACCGTATGCCCAAGGTTTTTCATCATAATGCAAAAGCGCCTTACCTTTTCGGTATAGGCACAGTTGACGTAATCTTTAGTTGTCTGTGTATGAGGCAGGCTTACTACGTGGAAACGCATTTTATTTTTCATACCATTATGGTACAGGATTTATTCTTCAGGCAGCGGAAAGAAGTCCTCGCCATTGATGCCTTCTGGATATGTCCAGCCATCTGTGTATTCAATATACTTGCCAGGGTTGGCAGCAACTACTGCATCTTCAACGCCTACAACAACATTAACTACCTTATTGTCTTCAATAACTGCAAATAATCTATCCATTTTTATACCCAGTATTCAATCTCAATTTTACCTGCTCCACCTGCAGCACCTGCTGCACCACCAGCCGTAGAACCACTCATAGCACCAGTTGCTGCGTTAGAGGCCATACCTTGTGCTGTTCCTATTTTACCAGCCGCTGCTGCCGTTGTTGTTCCTCTACCACCTACACCACCATCTGCGCTTGTTGCTCCAGTAAATGTAGTACTGCCACCATTGCCACCTGCTCCACCTGCTGATGTTCCTGCTGTTCCACCAGCGCCAATTGCGTATGTAATTGTGCCACCTGGTGTTGTTGTTACGTTAGATGTTATTACACCACCTGGTAAGCCAAATCCTCCATCAACAGAGTTAACTCCAGTAGAACCACCACCGCCACCACCGCCACCGACTAAAGTGACGTTGACAAAAGTGACGCCTGTAGGAACTGTCCAAGATGTGCCAGAGGTAAGAGTTAAACGTCGAGGAGTTTTTGAACCAACTTGTGGAAATGTACTAATACCCATTATACAATCTCCACTCCGCTGATGTGGAAGTTGACCGTTACTGCCGATGCTCCACCTTGAATTGTTTGAGCAGCACTTATCACCTGCTTAAGATCAACGACAACAAATGAGTCAGCAGCAATAGAAGTAGCATCGGCAAGTTTTGTGCCATTGAGTGCTAGGTCAAAAGTTGCTGCACTTGTTGCTGTATTAGTAATCACAATGTTAGTTACTACTGTGGTAGTTGAGGCTGGGACTGTATAAAGAGTCGTAGTCAGTGTCGTTGTTGCTGCTCCTCGGAAGAGGGCTTTACTTGTTGTAGCCATTAGTTACTACCTTTTCTTAGAGTGATTGCATTATTACGCTGATTGTTAAATCATCAATGTTAGCTGTTGGTCCTGTTGCACCTGTAGCTCCAGTAGCACCTGCAGGTCCTGTAGCACCCGTTACTCCAGTAGGTCCCACGTCTCCAGTTACACCTTGAGGTCCCGTTGCACCTGCTGGACCTGTGGCACCCACTACTCCAGTAGGTCCCACGTCTCCAGTTACACCTACTGGACCTGTAGCACCTGTAGGACCCGCAGGACCTGTTGCACCTGCTGGGCCACTTGGTCCAGTAGCACCTGTTGCACCGTCTATACCTGCAGGACCGCTTGCACCAGTTGCACCCGCAGGACCTGTAGGTCCTGTGGCTCCCGTTGGTCCAAGTTGGGTGTACATAACTTGAGAGGCTGTAAGGATAACGCTAGGAATTGCAGGTCGAGTAGGGCTTGTTCCTGCAACATCTGCAATTAATTCTAACCTTGTATCAGATGTACGCCATACCAATTCAATATAATCATTTGCTGCAAGTTCTAGCATATAGTTCCAAGCAGCAACTGTTTTAGCCGCTGCTGCACTACCTGAAACTGTTACAACAGTATTGCTATCTGCAATGTCAGTTCCATTTTTACGGAACCAAATTTCAATTGTGTCAGTTCCACTACCAGATATTCTGTCAGCCTGAGCAGAGAATTGAATATCATAAACGCCTGGATAGGCAAATGTAAGTCGTGAGTTAGAAACAATACTTACACCATTAGAATCTGGATCAGTATTATTATAAGTAATTGGGTAAGCAGTTGTTGTGTTTGCTGCTACTTGATCTTGGTTTGACCAAAAAGAACCCCAATAGCCTAAAGCACCACCAGCACCAGTAGAACCTGTAGCACCTGTGGCACCTGATGGGCCAGTAGCTCCTGTTACGCCTTGTGGGCCAGTCGCTCCCGTAGGTCCTGCTGAACCTTGTGGGCCTGTCGCTCCAGTTGCTCCAACTGGTCCCGTAGGTCCAGTATCTCCCGTGACTCCTGTAACGCCAGTAGGTCCTGCTGGGCCTGTTGCTCCCGCTGGACCCGTTGCGCCTGCAGGTCCCGTGCTACCCGTGGCTCCAATAGGACCCGTGGCACCCGTCGCGCCAATTGGTCCAGTACTTCCTGTATCACCTGTTGCTCCTGTTACTCCCGTAGGTCCTGTGGCACCAGTGGCTCCTACGCCAGTGGCTCCAATAGGGCCTGTAGGCCCTGTAGGGCCTGTTAAACCTGTAGGACCAGTATTTCCAGTAGCCCCTGTGGCTCCTGTCGGTCCTGTAGATCCTGCTGGTCCAGTCGGACCTGTGGGACCTGTAACGCCAGGGATACCTTGTGGTCCTTGGTCGTTAGATAAAACTACTGATGTTTCAGGTGCAGGTGTAGTATTAACAATAACCTCTTGAGCCAAAGTTTGTGGCTCAACGTTAACAGAGATACTGCTAGCAGGATCTTGATAGATTACTACAACTGTCTCACTCATACAGTCACACCTGCTACGACGATAAACTTACCTTCAAGTAGACGTGTGACAACTGAGCCTGAATCAAATACAAAATCATAGGCATATCTACCAGGCTCTAACGCTGCTGTTGTGGCAGCACTAAAGGTTACGCTGACATCTCCATTAGTTGTGCCAAGCACAATAAGTCCATTGTCATTGGTAGCTAACAGTGTTGTCTCAGTAGATCCAACGAATGGTCGAATGGTCATAGTTGCATCATAACCAGTTAGGTTCCAAGGAGTATTGCCTGTCTGGACTACAAAGTCCAAATTAAAGGTAGTTGCTTGTTCGCAAACGATATTATATTTAGCACTCAAGATGAGACTCCTCTAAGGGCTTGCGCTGCAGGTAGTTGAAAAGTACCAGCGATAAGGTTGCATACACCATTGTAATCAAGATGATTAGTGTCAGTCGTACCCGCAATCGCATTGAGAACTCCTACTGTATCCGTTAAGTTTGTTGTTACTGAGCGTGCAACTGCCCATTGACGAGCAGCTAGTGCTTCACCAACCATCGCACCTGGTGCTCTATAGGTGCCACCATTAGCCAAACGATTAAGTTCATCTAATAACGTTGTGCCGTATTCTCCTAGTGCCACCTATCTACCTCACTTCTTCTTTTTACGAGACGCTGCTGCGTTATCTACTAGATTTGGATAAGGTCGTCCTGCTGCCTTAGCCCGTGCTTTTGCTGCCGCCTTTTGTGCTGGAGTTAATTTCTTTGACTTTTCTTTAGGATTCTTTGTATCCCAGAATGCTGTTTTCTTTTTCATTTGCAACTACAATCCCAAGCACGAAGTGACTTGTTTATTCTAGAGTTCGGATCTTTAGCAGTCTTTGCTGAAGTGTTCTTTGCTTTCATCCCACACATACGACCACAGAAAGA